GAACCTTGATTCTGACATCGCAGGACTGAAGGAAGAGGAGAAGCGCATCAAGGCAAAGCGCCAGGCTCTTGAGAACGGCAAGGAGAGGCTCAAGTATCTCATGCTCCGTGCTCAGAAGGCATCCGGTGAGAAGAAGCTCCAGTGCGGCACGTTCACCACATCCTTGCAGATGAATCCTGAGAAGGTGGTCATGGACGAGCAGTACATCGAGAACATTCCCGAAGAGTATCTCAAGTACAAGGATCCCGAGATCGACAAGGTCAAGCTCAAGGAACACCTGAAGGCTGGCGTAGCTCCCGAAGGCATCGCGCATCTGGAGCAGGACATTGGACTGAGGATTAGGTGATGGCTATGACACAGAACAAGCGCAGATACAGAGTCTACTATCAGCACTATTTTGCGACGGACTATCCCGAGATATACGGAACAGACGCCAGTGGTTATGACACAGACGAATGGAAAGAAGCAGGCGAGACCTTTGCATCTTCCGAGAAGCAGGCCATCAACCATGTCAGATTCCGTCTGTTTGGGAAACAGAGTTCACAGTATATGCCGTCCGGTTACGGCAATTCATGGAACGAAGGCTACAACTGGAAGGCGGTGGCTGTATGACTGTTAAGCAGTTAGTAAAACTTCTCAAAAAGAACAACCAGAATGTTGAACTGTACTACAACGCCATAACCAGAGACTGTGGGTCGGGATGTAGCTGTGGTCAGTGTAATCACTTTAGTTACCTTACGGAAAAATGCACTCTTCCTGACGAACAATTTGTAGATAAAGTTACTGACTTCTCGTTGTTCAAAGGACGTCCTTTTGAGATTCCAATAGTTTATTCAGACGCTACGGTTATTTCTATTAGTTCGGAATACTACTATCCCTACAAAAAAAGTCACGGTCCAGAGTCGATGATCCGTATCGAGATTAAAGAGCATGAGGTGAAGCATGAAAGATAAATACAGAAAATATGATCGCTTTGTGCTTTCCGTTGAAGAGATCGGAAAGCTCATGGACTGGTCAAACGAAGTTTTCCCCTCTTTGAGCGTTTGGGAGCAAATATCCATCAACGTATCAATTCCTGCATTTGTTGTTGAGAGTGATGACGGAGTATATTACTCGTTCGTTCACAGCGGTAATGATCTTATCTTGCATTGTGGAAATACATACGAGGATCACTTTGAATACCGTATCGTCACAACTCCTGACAAGAGAATCGGGTTTATTCCGATACATATAAATCAGAATTGGTTTCAATTTGCCACGGTTGACGAGGGTGTTAATGCCGAAGCCTATCAGACATATCTGAAGGAGATCCTTTTAATATATGCCATTCTTAATCGTCTGTCGGTTGAACGTCCGGAACTGCTGACCTATGGCGAGAAAAATGTTGTCGTTCCTAAGACCATTAAGAAAAACGGCAAATTCAAGGAAATCAGGACAACCAAGATGATCCGCATCATCAGGCTGAATGGAGAAGAACTTGCTAAGCGCCACAACATTATTACTTGCCCCTGTTGGGGCGTAGCGGGCCACTATCGACATTATAAGAACGGCAAGACCGTGTTCATCAAATCATATCGCAAAGGGAAAAAGAGAAATGATCCCGAGGCATATAAGCCTAAGACTTACGAACTGCCTGGAGCAACCCCATGACCAAGCAGGACGACATCAAACAGTATCTCAAGTTAATGGCAGAGATAAACAAATCGACAAAACGAACGAAGGAGGTAATTGAAATGGGTATTCCCATCACGAGAGGCAGGATCGAGAGTGCAAAGAAGATCATCACTTACGGTCCTGAAGGCATCGGCAAGTCTACGCTTGCCTCAAAGTTTCCCGATCCGGTGTTCATCGACACGGAAGGCTCCACCAAGGAGCTCGACGTTGCTCGTTATCCGACACCTGAATACTGGGACATGATCATCCAGGAGGCAGAGGATCTCCTCGAGGAGAGAAACTTCAAGACCCTTGTCATCGACACGGCTGACTGGGCGGAGAAGCTCTGCATTCAGGCAACCTGCGACAGGCTGAACGTTAAGGGCATCGAGGACATCGGATACGGCAAGGGTTACGTCTACCTTGCTGAAGACTTCCAGAGGCTCCTGACCGTCTGCGACAAGCTCGTGGCTAACGGCATCAACGTGGTATTCACTGCTCACGCCATGATGCGCAAGTTTGAACAGCCCGACGAGCTGGGAGCATACGACCGCTGGGAGATGAAGCTCTCCAAGAAGGTGGCACCGCTCCTCAAGGAGTGGGCAGACGTGGTCCTGTTCTGCAACTACAAGACGACCGTGGTTTCAGATCCGAAGACCAAGTCGAAGAAGGCAACAGGCGGATCCCGTGTGATGTATTCGACTCACCATCCCTGCTGGGATGCGAAGAACCGCTACGGCCTGCCCGATGAGATGGAGATGGACTTTGCGCCTATCGCATCGCTGTTTGACGGAGTGGAGCCTGCACCGGACTACCGTGCACTGCTCCGCGAAGCGCTCGGAGGCGACAAGGAACTCCAGAGCAAGATCGTTGCCGAGTTCAATTTGAACCCCGGCAGCACCAACGAAGACTACAAAAAAGCCTATGAATCATTAAAGGAGGAAAATTGACATGGCTGAAGACATCAAGAAGGTAGAAGAACTGGACTGGGACTCTCCCGTATCCGCAGAAGCATCTGACAGAGGTGAAGGCAACATTCCGCCCGTGGGCGAGTATGGCTTCAAGGTCATCGAGTGCGAGAAGACCCTCTCCAAGGCAGGCAAGAAGATGGCCAAGCTCAACCTTGAGCTCGACGAGGAAGGCCAGCATTGGAAGGTGTACGACTATCTCGTACTCACCACAAACATGGAGTGGAAGATCGCTCAGTTCTTTGAGTGCCTCGGCCTCAAGAAGAAGGGCGAGCCTCTCCAGAAGATGCCCTGGGACAAGGTCCTCGGCGCAACAGGTCGCATGAAGCTCAAGCACGAGACCTACGAAGGCAGAGAGAGCTGCAAGGTCGACCGTTATCTCATCGCAGAAGCTGCAAAGGCTCCCACAAAGCCTGAGATGCCGTTCGAGGTATAAGTCATGGATGATCACAGAGCATTATTAGATGCACTTAGTGCTCTTGATCCTGCGCTCTGTACCTATTCGGAGTGGGTTCAGGTAGGAATGGCCCTCAAAGCCGAGGGCCTGCCCTGCTCGACCTGGGACGAGTGGTCTCGACGTGATCTCGACAGGTATGTTTCCGGTGACTGCGACAAGAAGTGGAAAACCTTTGACGACACCGGAAAGACCAACGGCGGGACCATCGTCTACCTGGCCGAACATTATAACAATTATAACCCTGTCCGCGAACTTGACTGGGATGACGGCCTTGATGCCTATTATGAGGAAGTCCTCACGGTAGAGACCAAGCATGATGAAAAGCCTCACCAGATGACGATCAGATTCCTCGAGACACTGTATCAGTCTGACGAGAGCATCAGCTATGTTCACGCAGCCAAGTGGAACCCGAAGAAGGAGAAGTGGGTGCCTGCCGATGCAGGTCACGTCAGGAAGGTCTCGGATCTGATCAAGGACCTCAAGAAGCACAAGAACCTTGAGGATGCCTTTGGATCATTCAAAGCCGATGCCGGAGGATGGATCCGCGTGAACCCTACAACGGGACCCAACGACGGAGACGTCACCCGCTTCGCGTATGCTCTGGTCGAGTCTGACGATCTCTCCATTGAGGATCAGAAGCGTCTGCTCATCAACTTCAAGCTCCCTGTCGCTACCTTGACCGAGTCCGGCGGTAAGTCGGTCCATGCCCTCGTCAAGATAGACGCCAAGGATGAAGCCGAGTATGACCAGCGCGTCAAATTTCTCTTTGACTGGCTCGCTCAGCACAGTTTTGTGGTGGATGACAACAACAAGAACCCCTCAAGACTGTGCAGGCTCGCCGGAGTTATGCGCGGAGACAAGCTCCAGAAGCTCCTGGCAACCGACATAGGCTGCAAGTCATGGCTCGAGTGGATAGACTACATCGAGGGCATCGACGACAAGCTCCCTCAGATCCATTCAGCCTGGGATATGTTCGAAAACCCTGCTCCCGAACCGCCTGCGATCATCGAGGGCGTGCTCAAGAAGGGCGCGAAGATGATCTGCACAGGTGATTCCAAGTCGGGCAAGACGTGCCTCCTGATGAATCTGGCCGTCTGTATCGCCGAAGGCTGGGAATGGCTCGGACATCAATGTATGCAGGGCAGGATCTTATATATCAACATGGAAGTCATGCAGTCCGACTTTGAGGCTCGCTACAAGGCGATCTACAAAGCCTATGGCAAGCCTGCATCACAGAGCGGTAAGAACAATTTTGACTTCTGGAACCTCCGAGGCAAGGCAGAGCCCCTCGAAAAGCTCGCTCCGAAGATCATCAGACGATGCAGGAACGAGAACTATCTGGCGATCATAGTGGATCCCATTTATAAGGTGCAGGGCGGTGACGAGAACTCAGCCGAGGCGATCGGCAAGTTCTGCGCTACCTTCGACAAGATAGCAGAAGAGACGGGCGCGTCCATGATATACGTCCACCATCACGCCAAAGGTCTTCAGGGCGGACGTAAGGCGATGGACCGTGGCTCCGGTTCGGGTGTCTTTGCCCGTGATGCCGATGCCATCATCGACTTCACGAACCTTGTGCTGGATCCCAACCA